TGCAAGCCATGTAACTCAAGCAAGGGCTCACGCTCACAGGGGGCTTTTTTAGAGCGCAAGCGTACCCCCCCTGATTTTTCTGCCTATCCGTCCCCGATGCAGTCCACGGTTCACCAAGACAGTCCGTTCCAGTCCAAGCCAGTCGGTAACTGACCCGATGGCTCCCAAACGCTCCAAAGCCCTACGAGGGGCAGTTAAACCACGGCTTCAATCAATACCTCTCAAGGGCGAGACAAAGCTCCAAGATGTAAAAGACCTTTGCGAAATTATCCAGATGCCGCTATTACCGTGGCAGGAGTACGTTCTCAAGGACATGCTGACAGTAGATAAGAAGGGCGATTGGGTTCGCAAGACAAACCTTCTACTTATCGCTCGACAGAACGGTAAAACCCACCTAGCTCGCATGCTTATCCTTGCTCACCTGCTTAAATGGGACTCAAAGAACGTTCTCATCATGTCCTCGAATAGATCCATGGCTTTAGACACCTTCCGACAAGTCGCTCAAGTATTGGAGACCAATGACCACCTCAAGGGATTCGTTAAACAAATCCGCTACGCAAATGGAACTGAATCTATTGAAATGCTGGACGGGCGAAGGCTGGACGTTGTTGCAGCTACTAGAGACGGCTCTCGCGGAAGAACTGCGGACTTCTTATTCATCGACGAACTCCGAGAAATCAACGAAGAAGGCTACCGAGCAGCAATTCCAACGACTAGAGCGCGTCCAAATTCTCAGACGCTTCTTACCTCTAATGCAGGAGACGCTTTCTCAGTAGTTCTCAATGGCATGAGAGAAAGGGCGCTAGAAAATCCTCCTAAGAGTTTTGGATTTTATGAGTATTCGGCTCCCCAATATTGCAAGATCACAGACCGATACGGCTGGGCTCAGGCTAACCCTGCGCTGGGCTTTACCATTACGGAGGACACACTTGAAGAAGCTGTTGCTACTAGCCCTATTGAAAACACTCGAACTGAGTTGCTATGTCAATGGATTGATTCTCTCTCATCTCCTTGGCCTCACGGAGTTCTTGAGGAAACGTCAGACTCATCGCTCACAATTCCAGTCGGCGGTTATACAGTCTTTGCTTTCGACGTGTCTCCTTCTCGCCGCAATGCGAGCCTCGTTGCTGGTCAGATATTGCCTGACGGCAGAATCGGTGTGGGAATACTCCAAACATGGGAGTCGCAGGTATCGGTTGATGACCTTAAGATCGCTGCTGACATCAAAGGCTGGGCTGACCAGTATCGCCCACGCCAAATCTGTTTTGATAAATATACGGCGCAGTCAATCGCAGACCGATTAACCAATGCAGGGTGCATGACAATGGACATCTCTGGAGCTGCGTTCTATCAGGCTTGCGGTGATCTATTGGATAGCCTTGTTAATCACAGGCTTGTGCATGCGGGTCAAGAGAACTGGATTCAACAGATGAATAACTGCGCAGCTAAAACAAACGACTCTTCTTGGCGAATCGTTAAACGCAAAAGTGCTGGAGACGTATCGGGCGCTATCTCTACTGCCATGGTCGTCCACCAACTAGTCAAACCACAACAGGTAGCGGCTATCTACAGCGAATAACACAATATGTAGTGTATAATTGCACCCTATGGGTCTCTTCTCGCGTAAGCCGCAAGTAATCGAAGCGCAATATGCGCCGCAAGTCATGGGTGAAAATCTCCCAGCTCTTTACAATGCGATTATCCCGCGAGTTTCACGCCATGACGCAATGAGCGTCCCTTCTGTGGCTCGCGCTCGTAACCTTATCTGCGGAACAGTTGCTTCTATTCCGCTTGAGTATTACAAGACCTCAACAGGCGAAGTAATTGCTCCACCTCGTTGGATTAAACAACTCTCCAAGAACCAGCCTTCTTTCATTACCCTCAGCTGGATTGTGGACTCTTTGCTATTTTACGGAGTCAGTTATCTTCTAGTTACGGAGCGTTATGCAGAAGATGGTCGTCCAGCTTCTTTTGAGTGGGTCGCTAATACTCGTGTTACTTTCACTACTGACCTTTATGGTATCCATGTAACTCAGTACTATGTCGATGCGTCTCCCGTAGATATGAACGACATCGTTACTATTCAGGGATTTGATGAAGGAGTGTTAGACCGTTCTGGTCGCACAATTCAAGCTGCTATCGATGTAGATCGTGCAGCAGCAGTCAATTCTGCAAATCCACAGCCAGCGGGCTTCTTAAAAAACTCAGGCGCAGATCTCCCACCTTCTGAGGTTCAAGGTCTCATCGCTGCATGGAAGCGCGCACGTCAGAATAACTCCACAGCATATTTAACTTCTACTCTTGACTATTCTCCAGTTGCTTTCAGTCCTAAAGACATGATGTATAACGAGGCAGTCCAGAATCTCAGCACTCAGGTTGCTCGCGCTATGAACGTGCCAGCGTACTACTTGTCAGCAGATCAGAACACCACAATGACTTATGCCAACGTTCAGGACGAGCGTAAGCAGTTCTATGCGCTATCTATTGAGCCATACGTTCAGGCAATTCAGTCACGTCTTAGCATGGACGATATTTCAACAGCAGGGCATGAAGTTAAATTCTGCGTAGGCGATACATTCTTGAAGCAAGACCCACTTGTCGAGATTCAGGTACTTGAGAAGCTCCTATCTCTCAACTTGATTACAGTCGAGCAAGCAATGGCAATGACAGACTTAACTCCAAACGGAAGCGAAGGAATCAGTTAATGAAAGAACTCATTATCGAAGCAGCCTCAATCGAGTGCAGCGAAGAACGCCGTGAAATCTCAGGCAAAATCGTGCCAATGGGAACTGGCGAAGTCGGTTCAACCAATATGGGCGGCGTAGTATTCGCTGCTAACTCAATCGACGTTACAGACATCTCTAAGATTAAGTTGCTATCTCAGCACGACATGAAGAAGCCAGTTGGTCGCATGACTGCAGCTGAGGTTCGTCCTGACGGCATCTATGCGACATTTAAGTTGTCACGTTCAACAGGTGGCAACGATGCGCTTATTCAGGCACAGGAAGGACTTGTCTCAGGTCTTTCAGTTGGTGCTGAAGTTATTTCATCACAGCCATCACGCGACGGTCACATTGTTGTGACAGCCGCCAAACTAAAAGAAGTTTCTCTAGTAACAGAGCCAGCCTTTAAGTCTGCTCAGGTGCTTGAGATCGCTGCTGAGGAAGTTATCCCAGCAGAAGAAACCCAACCAGAAAGCGAGCCAGTCGTGGAAGAAACCACTACATCGGTAGAAGCTCCAGCAGTTGAAGCAGCAGCAGTCGAAGCGGCTCGCCCAACAGTTGTAGCAAACCTTCAGGTGAAGGAGCGCACAGCCCCTATCACATCAGCACAATATCTTGAAGCATCAATCAAGGCAGCGATGGGTGACGACAATGCTCGTCGCACAGTTCTCGCAGCTGACGATACAACTTCAACAAACACAGGACTTACACTCCCACAGCACATGAACGAGTTCGTCACAACGACCTTTACGGGAAGACCAGCTTTTGAAGCAGTGACCCGTCAAACCCTGCCTAGCAGCGGCATGTCCTTTACGATCCCGAAGCTCGGAACTGCTCCAACAGTTGCAGATGCAGACGAAGCTCAGACAATCTCAACAACAGGCATGACTTCAACATACGACACAGTAAACGTAAATAAGTTTGCTGGTCGCAACGTTGTTTCATGGGAACTCATTGACCGTTCTTCACCTGCGTTCATGGATCTTCTCATGACTGAACTCCGCAAGGCATACGAAGCTGCAACAGACTCAGCACTTATCGCTGCGTTTACAGCATCAGGCACACAGGCAACAGCAACAGCGGCAACCGCAGCTGGTCTTCAGTCATTCATCTCAGTCGAAGCAGCTAAGGCTTACAAGGCTACAGGTGGAAACTACGCTAACAAGCTCGTTGCATCAACAGACCAGTGGGCAGCAATCAACGGCTACGTCGATGGTGCTTCACGTCCGCTCTACTCAGCTCAGGGTCAGACACAGAACGCTTCTGGCGCAACAGTCCCAACATCTATCGTTGGAAACGTCCTTGGCACTTCACTCATCGTAGATCACAACATTGCAGTATCAGGAATCGTTGATGAATCAGCGTTCTTGGTTGCTCCAGAGTCAGTCTATGTCTATGAGTCACCAACAACTCAGCTTCGCCTTAACGTTCTTACAACAGGCGAAATCGAGATTGCACTTTACGGCTACCTCGCAATCGCTGTCCTCAAGGGTGGCGCTGGCGTTCGTCGCTACAACCTCGTCTAAGACGAAAATCTAGTACGCCGACAGGGGCGGCGGAGCCCTTCCGCCCCTGCTCGGTCTTAGAAAGGAAACCATGTCACTCACAACAGTTGCAGAGCTTCGCACAGCACTAGGCGTAGGTACTCTCTATGCTGACGCGACCCTGCAAGAAGTTTGTGATGCAGCTGACAATGTGCTTCTTCCTTTCATTTGGAATAACACAACTTTTAACGTAGGGCATAGCAACACAACAAACACAGGCACTCTTTACTTTGATGAGGACGTGCGCTACACCTTTTACGTTGGTCAGACCGTCACCATCACAGGCAACGGCTCAAAACATAACGGCAGCAAGACCATTACAGAGGTAGGCGAGTATTCAATTACTTACGCAATTACTGGCAACAACAACACAGCCGCTCCTTATCACTCAGTTAATCCTTTTGGGTCAGTCGCAGCGGAAACCTATTTAGATCCTTCAACCGTGCCTTCTATCCAAGAAGCCGCTCTCATGATTTCGATTGACATCTGGCAAAGCCGTCAGGCTCCAAGTTCAGGCGGCGTATCTATTGACGGATACACTCCAAGCCCTTATCGCATGGGCAACACTCTTCTTGCTCGCGTTCGTGGCTTGCTTGCTCCATATCTTGACCCTCGTTCTATGGTGGGCTAATGACAGCCA